ATCATAGGCATAGCTAGTCGCTCTTCATATACTAGCATAGCCATATCTTCATAGTGTTTCTTTGCTACTGATACAGTCTCTGTTCTCATTCCTACCGCTTTGAGTTCATTCTGAATATCAAACGACTGCCAACGGTCAAATGAAACCATCCCAATATTAAATCCAAGTCTACGTAGATTTTGAATCCACTGCTTTACCTCAGACAAGTTAACAGGTCCCTCAGCACGTGGTTCCCACCAGGCTACGGCATCTACAACAACTACAGGGGCAATCTGCTGATAGTCCCTGATGACCTGAATATTTACCCACTTATCCACATGGGCAATAGCTACGGCACACTTGTCGTGCTTTTGCGCAAGGTCAGCATGTACAAAGTAAAGCTTGTTTGGGTCTGGCTGGAATCCCTCGTCAAACCTTCTAATTGGATCAAGCGGATTCCTTATTGTCATAGCAGCCATTACCTTCTCTGTCTGCTTAAAGAATCTGTCAGACGAGAATGTTGGAACACATGCAAAACGCTGCATGGCATCACCCATATCTGTAAAGAAGGCAAGCTTGAAGTCATCAATTTTACGAGTAGGGTTAACTACCCAAGTAGGACGCTTAAGAGCAAACATACCTGGATATTTATAGGACAAGATCGTATCTTCATCCCACTCAATGTCTAGATAGTTACCTTCCTGATCTTCTGGTAGGTCTGGGTTCATGACAAACCTGTGTCTCTTAGTGATTACTTCTTTTTCTGCAATTACTGCATCATACCTAGACGAGATAAAGTCTCCAGGATAGCGTGGGAATGATAGTAGAGCCACCTTTCCTAGGTCTGGGAAACGTGAGTCTACAGAGGCACGGAAGGCTTTGTAGATGTTATCTGCCGTCTTACCCTGATCATTTCCTGTTCCAACCTCAGATGCGAATCCAGAGATCTCATCAAGTACTGCTAGGATAAGGTTAAGACCCTCGTGAGACTCACGCTCTGAGTGTCCAGAATAAACTGTAATGGAGTGGTCAAACTCAATGCTATCTGCCTTTGCATAAAATTTTCCAGCAAACCATGGTGACTTTTCAATCTTAGTCTTAAAGCCTTTAAAGAAAACGTTCTTAGCCTGTTGAGCGTTGATAGCAACGTTAATAATATCAATAGCATCGCCAGAAGGCTTGCCAAAGTACCGTGCAGGATCTTTAAGGCACAGCAGCTTGTAAACAATATACGCACAAGCTACGGTTGACGTAAAGTCTTTTCCAGACCCCTTACCAAGCTGCAGGATAACCTCATTCTTGGTGTACTTGTTATAGTATCTCCTACCTTCAGTATCACCCATAAGGTCAATCAGATCCTCTAGTTTATAGATCTGGCTCATAGCCTCCACAATGTCATACTGGATGCTAGACAGTGGTGGCTGATTTAGAAAGTCTTCACCTTCTACAAACGTCTTAGCATCAACTGGCCTTTCAGCAAAGTTGTCAGCTTTAAGCACTTCTAAGAATTCATCAAACATCGCTGTGGACTACCGTAATCACTTCTTTTTCTTTTGCCACAGATGATAGCCTACGCATAATTTCATCACGAATTTGTGGATGCTCTGAAGCAATGTCCTTTAGGATATTAACCAAAATCTCTTGCTTACGCTCAATCTCCAGCATCTCTTCTGCAAGCTCTTTGTTCTCTAAAAGACCAGCCTTTTGTAGCATATCAATACGCTTTGACTCAAGGTCCATCACTAGCTTAATACCAGCAGTCTTAGCACCAAGGTTAGCGGTTGTGGTTGCATCATCAATAACCTCATAGGCTTTTTGAATTAGTTTGTTGTAGTGAGTGTCAGCACCAACCAATGCTTCCTTCGCACGTGCACGAATGGCAGCATTATCTGCAGCCATTGCCCTCCACTCATTGATATATGCCATAACCTTCTGGCGTGGCATAGCTAACTCTTTTGAGATTTGAGTAGGCTCATTACCTGCCAGGTACTTTTCTACAACACGATTGACATCATCAAGATGCTGTACTAACTGGTCCTCTGCTGACACGGCTACCTCTCTTCTTGCGACGTATTGGAATACGCTTGATTCTTTCTGCCCTAAAAGATCTAAACACTGATGGGGTTCCATTGATTATCTCAAAGCAATCAATCCATTGTGCTCCAGAGATCTTATTGGTGACAAAGCTATCAAACTTAAACTTGCCACCATGTTCACCCTGTATCTTAATTATATCACCACGACTGATTACAAACCCATGAACTTCTACTGATGACTCACGAACAAAAAATGTTTCGGATGGCTTTGTGGATTTAACCTTTTTCACTTTGACCTCTCTTTAGCAATCTTTAGTAGAATAAGATAACCAATTAGGTCATCAATATCATTATCCCCTGGCCAATCATGACCATTTTGAATTCTAGACAACTTGTCATCAATCCTAACAAGAATTTGCTCAACATTGTCAGACTTAGAAAAGATACGTGCTGGATGCAAAGCAGAGTCACCATAGGACTTGTTCTTTGCAATCAGAAGATCTGACACCTGCCTTGTTACTTTTTCAATATCTTTCTGTGTTTCTACACTCATCTACGTGACTTTCTTAATCCAAACTTAGCAAGGTAAACATAGATTGTTTCCACACTTACCCCACACTCCAGTGCAATTTGCTCAGGAGTCTTCTTATCTAGGTGATAGCGTTTCTTTAGCCACACCTCGTTGGTATATAGTTTACTAGACATGATTTACTTTGTCAACCTTTCCCAGTTATTAATTGCGTAGTGACCAATTGCAATCGCATCAGATACATCGTTATCTGACACATTAACATCATACGCAACACTAATAAACCTAATTGTCTTTTCTTTTCTTAAATTTCTTTCGTATGTCTTGTACCAAGAGTCTGACTTTCCAGGAATCTGCTTTCTAACCTCAAGCTGTTCTTCCTTAGTAAGCTTCTTATTACCAATAAAGTTTTGCCAAGTAATTGGAGCAACTGATCTAATAATACCCACGCCAGATGCCCCCAACAACGCACCCTGGACCAGTGCCAGGTCAGCTGCAGTCTTTGGACTATTGATAAATACCGTATGCTCAATAACGATTGCGTCTACACTGTATAACTTTATGAAAGCTGCTGTTTTTCTAGCAGCATCAACAACCTTTTCATAAGTAGTATTACCCGAAAAGTTAATCTTTCCATGCTTTACAAGCTGCTTATTGCTGTATACGGCAAATGCAAGGCTGTTAGTGCTAGCATCAATAGACATAATTGTTTCAGGCACATTAACAAAGTTACTAAGATTTACCATTGGATAGCCCCTTGATATCCTTAATAGCCTTATTAACATCAGTAGGATTTACCAAACAGTTCTGACATAGCTGATCATCATTATAGATTGATAGAGGAATACTGCAGGACTTACACTTCCTGTCCTTGTTTTTACGATTTGACCGTCTAGTCTTTTCGTACCTCAATGCAATCTTCTCTTTAGTTGCTAGTTCCCTGCAGGAAACTGAACAGTATATCTGATAAGAAATACTGGTTTGAAAGGTTGTATCACACCATTCACAATGCTTGTTCTTCATCTAGTGGCTCCAGGGACTTGATTTTTATTAGTCCCTTGCCAGCATCTGCGCATGTCTGTTGAATTGGACATGTCTTGCAAATCTTCGAATTAGAGCGATAGTTCTTTTCAGGAAGCTCTTTGTCTTCCCAAGCTTTACGAACTGATTGCATCCAAGCGAATGTCTGGTTTACCCACCTGACGTGATAATCATTAATCTCTACTGGGATAATCAGTAGATCATGATTATTCTTATTTTCATAAATCAAGACTGCTTTTGTCTTGTTTAGAATCTTCATATAAATAAGCAACTGGATAAGATGGCCTAGCTTGGGCTTACCACTTGCTTTACGATACTCAAAGCCTTCACTTGGCATAGTTTTAATCTCGCCAAGAAGATCTTCTCCACCCCAGTCTAGGATGACATCACCAAATCCAAAGATTGGTGGATCCTGCCAGGTTACCTTAAACTCAGAATCCTTTAGAATACCTGCGTCTGCCATAGCTTGCTGGATGCGTTCGTGAGACTTGGTTCCTGCAGTCATGTTGGCACCACCGTATGGGTCTGCATTGTCTGTAAAGTTTGCCCCCTCAAATGCCAGGTACCAGTAGCGTGGGCATTCTCCATGAGAATACGCAATTGTGCTAGGAGCAAAGGTTTTCTTTTGTGCAAACTTATCTACACGCTTTGCAATATATCCATGCTGGATTTTTTCAATAAGGGCATCTGTATCAAGGAAGGATGCCTTCTTTACTGGCTTGTCTCCCTTAAGCATTACCTGCTGCAATAAATTCTTTGCCATATTAACCACTAGCGAATAATGTATTTTAGAACTGCTACGAGGTTATTGATTGCCTCAGCTGCAGTATAATAAATATTCTTCTTCGCCCTATCTCCCTTATCTACATTAGTTAGCCATGTTGCACGAAATGCCATTTTTGCAGCAATAGCTTGAAGCCTTACAATCTCTAGCGTTGCTACCTGCATAGGAATATCTGGCTTCAAGATAATCTTAGCAATAAAAGTTAAAGCCTGAGTCAGCTCTTCATCCTGCATAAACTCAGCAATTTCTGCTAGTCCATTAATTTGATCAATAGTATTTACTTGAGTTTCCATGTCTCTATCTATTTCTTAAAAGTGTCTTCTTGGTA